TACAAGGGTCAACAGTCTCCTCAGCACAAGAAGAAATAACTATTCTATTTATTTGTGCCAAAGAAATACCATCGGAACCTTCATATACTGCTCCACCAGAATGACAAGTCGCAATTATTACGAGTTGTTTCTTTGATTTCAAGTTTAATAAATCATTTTTAATACGTTTATGTGATAATACTAAATCCCAAAGTTTCACGCCAGTAGCATTTCCATGACAAGCAAACATAATAACTATAGTTGAATTTTCGTTCTCAATACTTTTTAACCAAGCAATAGCATCCGATATTGCTTGATTTGTAGCTTGTCGGTTAGTCAATAACTTAATATTTTTCATTTTCCAACCAGCATTTTTCAATATGCTTACTAATAATCTGGCAGTATTATCGCCATTTACTTTATAGTTACTACCCCCTTTACTATGAGATATACCAACAATAACTGCATATTTATTTGCAGATACATCGGCAGATTTAATTAAACGTTCTTCGTTTGGAAAATCAATCATTCCTGAATTTTCCATAAAAGGAACGCATCCGCTTATAAATACTATTACTAAAAACAAAAGAAATAAACTTATAATCCAGTAATATATTTTATTCATATTTATAACTCACCTATAAAACTATCCTCCTATAACTATCTAATATATTCTTAGTCGACTTTGGTATATTATCATGTCCACTATCCCCATATTTTAACCAATGGTCACCAAGCCTTTCTTCCCTGACATTCTCATTCTGGTCATATATATTTTTAGCCACTTGCAGGCAAGCCTGTTCTAAATCATCTGGGATAGTCGAATAACCGCCATAATAAGTAATCTTGACGTTCTTTCTACCCTTACTGAAGCCTGAAGGAAAATATACATAATCTTCTATCACATCATAATTATCCTCATCAATTTCATCATCATCTACCCAGACTGAACGGCACTCCGAGATTATGACATCATCATCGGCTGTATCGGCTGTAATGGTATCTGAAAATGTCATAGTCAAACCGCCGGTAGATACGGCAGTTAAGGTCAGAAGCCCTGAATTATTTTGTGAGTCCTGAACCAGCACTTTGGTATTACCTGTTGTGAAGCCGTCATCACAGAAAGACCCGTCATCATCTCTTGTTACTGTTTTAGCCGTTGCGTCCCAAGCAAGGTTATCAAGGTTGACAGATAAAACCGGAGGATTGTCAAAATAGATAACATTCTGTTCTTCTCCATCGTGCCTTTCTTTGATATATAATCTAATTTTGAATTTTCTACCACAGTAATTTTCGACAATATCAGAAGCCCTATTGACAATTCTTTCTATAAAAGTATCACTTCCCGAACTATCGCCAGTCGAATCTAATATATATTTATTGGCATTTGCTAAGGTTGTCAGTGCATAAGTATCTAATACTGATCCGGTTGATGCCATATAATTATCACCTACTTATTATTCCAATTTATCTTATATAAACAATTGTTTTTCCTGTGCTGGCATTGCCACTGCCAGTAACACTTAATTCTAAAGCTGACTCCGCTACACAACTAACCGGTGATTTTGCTTCCCCAGTGCCTAATTGTATAGTTCCACTTGTACAGGTGGATCCTGCCCCTTCTAAAATATCTATGGAATCTGAATCATTTATTACTAAGGCGTATCCGGTAGTTCCGCTACTTCCTTTGAGCACTACTCTTAAAACTTCGCCATCGTATTTCTTTGTAGTAGTTCCCGAAGCGGCCCCGCCTGTTGTGCAAGTCCAGTCAAAAGTTACCTTTTTTACGCTTGTTATGGTTTGCTCGGTTATAGTTACAGTTCCCGCCATTATTTATCACCTACTTAAACTAATTTTCTTTTAATTAGAAGCGGTGTTTAAGGCACACCGCAAAGCCTGTTAATTTTAGGTATTTGAACCTACGAGTCCTGCCCAATTTGTACCGTCACTAACCAATATTGCTCCTTCCTGTTGTTGTATAGTTACAACGGTTGCACCTGTTGCTACAGCTAATTTTGCAGTTACGGGATAATCTCCGCCAGTAGTATTATTGAATACCTTAAATTCTATTCCTGCATTGCCGGCAGCAGCTGCCGGAAGTATTAGAACGACTCCACCAGTTGAACCAGTCGATACCTTTATAAATTGTATTTTATTAGAAGTTGAAGTTAAGGTTATATTGCCGGTAGCAGCCACAGTATCCGGGTCAGGATAAGTAATATTTACACCACCAGTTGATGTAATCCCTTGCGGAAAATCAACACCATCTGTACTATTCTTGATTTCCATAATATTGTTTGTACCATCATAGAATATCAAATGACCACTTGACCATTTACTATGTAATGCCATTATTAATCACCTCTTTCGCAATATCTCATGCGCCGGACGTACCGGCTAAAAGGATATTATTTTATTTTTATTTTTTTGTTGCCTCCCCGCAGCATTTTGTCACGGGGAGGTTTATTGAACGATTTCTTTGTTTTGTTTTTCTGATGTGGCTCTTTTTCTTCAAGTATTGTGACGATATCATCTTTCTCTAAAATCTTAGCAAGATTAGGGTTAAGACTTACCTCATCACCACGTACCCAGTAACGCCAGTCATCACGAAAATGTACTTTAACTTGCATTGTACTTCCTTTCTAAATATTATTTTTAGTAGGATGTGCTTGTTGCTGTCGGTGGAGCTGCATCAGCATATCTCGGTTCAGACAAGACATAATCCACATTGAACTGTATCCCTGAACTTGGAGATAATTGGACAGTTACACAATCATAATCACCTAAATCACGAGAATCACCTTCAATAACATACAATTGGTCATCACCGGAACTAATTGTAACTGCTGAAGTGCTATCTCCACCATCGGTAAGTAAATCTGTACCGGTTGCAGAAGAATCAGTATCATAAAAATAATGGAATGGTCCATCAGCCTCACCTGCTCCGGTAGTAGAAGTAGCCTTTCTTAGTACAATTGTAGTTGCGGTAGAATCACAGTTAGATATATCAACAATTGCTGTAAAATGATTGTATAGTCCCAAAGAGACAAAATCACAGGTAGTAGTTGTAGAAGCCTCACCCGTTGTATTGTATGCTGAAATAACTTTATTTTTATTGCAAAATAGCATTATTATTCACCTCTTAATTTTTTATTTTTTATTTTATTATCTGGTTTCTAAAGCTATAAACGGAGACACAGTGCTTGAACTATTTTGTGGGGTTCTTGCAGCTACCCATGCAGGTTGACCATCTACTCTAAAGATAATTCTGTAGGCATTCTGGTCATAGTCAAACTTTAAATGCATGGATGTATCGAATCTCAATCCATTACCAACTTTCTGCCCAATTAAGTATTGTCCAAAATCGGCCAGATAAATATCTCCAGGATCACCTATACTTTCGCAATGTTCACTCCAGACTAATGGTCTGCCCATTAAAGTTTGGAAAGGTTTGCCACTTGCAGCACTATTAGCAGGTATCCATACAGGGACTCCGCCAGTACCAACTTTAATTGACATAGTAGCTAATTCTGGGAAAGTATTTTTATTGGCTACATAGATTGCTCCGCCTTCGGAAGTCGGATTCAATCTGGACTCCATTTTGACAATATTTTCATATACTATAGTATCAGCAGTTTGACCGGTTTCGCCAGATACGCTAACCAGACATGGTGCGTTTTTAATCCCTAAAGGTCTACCTGCTCCTGTACCGGTTAAAATCATATCGTCTAATGTCCAAGCCATTGCATCGGTAAACCATTTTCTGATTAAAGGCTCAACAGATATTGGAGAATCCTCAATCATTTCAGGTGTTGCATAACAAAGGCCAGCTGCCTTTTTTAAGACGAGTGTAATTTGTCCGAATGCTGGCTTGGTTTCTGTTAAGCTTCCTTCTTCAGCTACCCAGTACATTTTTACTCCACCAAATACGGTATCGCTGGAATGTGAAGTGTCTTTGATATAAGGTATTGACAAACTATTAGTAGCCATCGGAATTACAGTACAACGACCAATAAAGTTTGCTTTCTCTAATGCATCATCTAAAAGTTTTCTACGAAATTCGGTTGGTACTAAGAATCCACCTTCGTCACTATCACCTACTTCTAAACCATCACCAGCTGCCTTTTTCTCTAAATCAAGTAGACGTTCATCAATTTGACGACTGCCTTTTCCAGCTCTAAATACGGCTGTAGTAAAGTCATTCAAGCTTTTAAAGCCCCATTTCAGGTCTTTGTTTTTTTCGGCTTCACCAGCTGCAATTTTTTTATTGACAGATTGCTTCATGTCATCAAGTTTTTCGTTAAAACCATCGATAGTTTCTTTTAGCTTTTCTGACTTTTGTTCATCATATTTCTTTATAGCGCCGTCAATAGTTTTTTCAAATTGCTCTTGTACTTCTTTTAATGGTATTGTTGCCATTATTGCTCACTCCTTTTTAATTTTTTTGTTATAAGTATTTCCAGCAACATATGACAGCTAATAGCCCTGGAATCTATCTCTACTGTTATCGCCTAATACCTCTTATTTTAATAAGGGAAAAATTAAAATACTTTTCCCTTAGCTCTTTTAATACTATTGGTTATTTCTTTTTTTACATCGCTGATTGATGTATCTGCTTTGATATGTTTTTCAAAAACATTATTAACAATATCAGTGATTCGCTTTTCATCAATCTCTACCATTACCTGACTATTTTCTTCCTTTTTATCTTTGTCAGGTAATTCGATATTAACAATTTCTTTATCAGGTATTTCAATTACATCATCTACGTTTCTTTGTCCCGGTCCCGGTCTTTCTGCCCTTCTCATTGTGCCACCACATTTAGGACATTTAATATCTTTACAATGTTTATCCGATTTCATTTTATAACTGCATTCAATACACTCACAGTTATATTCTTGTTTAGTTTCTTCTTCTGATTCTTGTGTTTCTGCAGAATCCAATACCTCTTGAATAAGGTCTTGGGCATTTTTAAGATTGGATTTATTCTTTTTGTTTAATACTGCTCCTGTTTTGGCTTCTATCGTGGCTTTTAATTCAGCTTCTAACTCTTTGATGGCTGTATCTCTTAATTCGGTTTCATGCTCTTCCTTTTCAAGTTTTTCTTCTAATAGCTTCTTTTCAGCTAAAAGGTCACCGTATTTAATAGCCAATTCAAGAAATTCGTATTTAATCTCATCAACTTTAACATCATCATAAAATTTAATTAAAATAAAATCCTTTTCATTGATGTCTTCATATTCCTTGCTATGGTCTTTTATCCATGCTTGGGCACGTGCCATAGTCCAATTATAAGGGGGTTTTTTGTCAAATATGAATTTCTGCACCTTTGTCGAGCCTTGCGGGTCAGTCTTGAGTTTTCCAATTACTGCCTTTATCCCCTTCTTTTTGTCTATGTCAATGGTTCTGAATGAGTCCTTTACGAATTTAGATGCGTCGATAACTGGGATATGGATGTAGTCTTCGGTTTCTTCAGGTTTGTGGATAACTTCTTTTTCTTCGCTTTCAGGTATTTTCTTATCATCTTTAATTTGATTAATTTCGATTTTTTCAACATCTTTCTGCTCCTTTTCCTGTGATTCTGATAATTCTATTTCATCAATCTCAACTTCAATCAAATCCTTTGCTTCTTCTTCGGTAACTAAACCTTTTTTCATTGCCATTTCCACTGCATCAGGATTAGATGGTACCGGTACATCGGAATATTCCAATAATAACCATTTATTATATTTCCTTTTTGCACCATCATTTGCCTTAATGTCTTTTTCGTTTTCAAAATCATCCCATTCCAAAGGAATAAAACCGATAGATTCAGCAAGAGGAAAACCGTCTTTACGATAGTTATAAACTTTATTGGCAAATTCGTCTTTTATATAATATTCAGTTTTAGCAATAATACCCTTATCATCCATCTTTAGCCATTGATTACGCCCCAAAGGTAGATTTCTCGAATGATAATCGTGACCCCATAAAACCACTTTATTTTTATTGTAATCACCCAATATAGCACCTTTCGGGTCGACTATTTCATTATCTCTATCTACCGTTGCAGTAGTAATATAGGATATTATCGAATTCTCCTCTTCACTCACCTTTAGATCTGCAGGAGTTAATCCTTTACGAATTAATTGGATATCATCTTCGCTTTTAAATTTATATCTTTTAGCAAATTCTTTAGCTTTCTTAGGAAATATATCTTTTAGTTTCAATCTTTCTGTCACAATATCCATTAATTTATCACCTCACCTTCGAATTTTCTTTTAACTATTTATAGAATAGGTTAGCTCAGTAGGATTATTGCATACCTACAAATCTCAGGGCTATTCCTTCACAGATATGTAATCTGCGGATTACAAGAGATTACTTCCACCCAGAGTCCTTGACCGCTTGGCGCACCCCTCTCGGCGAATGCTTTACCCCTAAGCGAGGGTTATTCAGCCACGAGCCAACCTATATTATTTATTTTTCAAACTACTGCTGCAATACAGCATCTACAATTTGGATGTAATGGAGGTTGCATTACTCCACAGCTAAAAGCTTTATTAATTTCTACAATTTCACCATCCATCGCAACACATTCTTCACAAGACCGTTCATCTACAGCAGTTATCCATTCCTTTTTTTCTACTACTCCACTCTGTTTATAGCCTTCAAGTGTGCCTTTATTACTCGCATTTATTGTTTCAGTCCTGGCAATTCTGTCAGTTCTATATCCCTTAGCTTCCTCATATGCTTCGGCAACCCTCTTGCTTAAATCGGGGATGCTTTCACCATTGGCTACACCTTCGGCTAATGTAGTCCTTAATTTTTCTAAAGTAGTATCCTGAATTTGCTTTATCGCTTCTCCTGTGTGGCTCTTTATCCATTCCACTACTTTGGGATTATTGATATCAAAACTTATTTCCAGACCCAGCTCATACAGTGCTTGTTTTCCGTTATATTTAACAGTTTCAGTGATAGCGGGGAGAAAGAACTCTGTCCACTTCCTTAGCTCTGCTTCTGTTTTTGGTATATTAAGCACATCATCAACATCTTTAGCTACTGCTTTCCTTGCTGTCTTTTTCCTTAGTGCAGATTTTGCTTTTTCTTCCTGTTCTGGAGGAGGAATGGAAGCTCTTTTTATTTCTATGAGTTCTTCAGATAATTTTGAAAGGATTGAATAAATCCCCTCTATTTTTTCTAGAATGATCTGATACTGGGCAGGAAGCTTAT